CAAATGAATTTGTTACTTTTCAAATCAACAAAAGTGACATAGGTATATATTGGGTAGGTGATGATGAAAAAACTGAAAATCTTGAATGGTGGGGCGAAGGTAAAAATAATTTATACACCTCTGGAACTGCTGCGATGAAATTAGCTTGTATGATGAATCCAAAAGAAGATATTTATTGTATCGGATTTGATTATTATTTGGACAGAACTGCTGATAATATTTTTTTAGGGTCAAGACATTATAGATATGCATCAAATATAGAAGAAGCACATCAATATTTCAATTCAAAAAAAGGAACTCAATTTGACAGAAAAAATTGGATTGAACAACACAAAAGAATCGAAGAAGAATTTGATAATAAAATTTACCATGTAGGTAAACATCTCAATTACATAGAGTTTGAAGAATTATTGAATGAATAAATAATAGTATGAGCGCATCAAATAAAATACCAGATAATTTAAACTATCTCTCCAACATTAGTTTTCGTTTAACGATGGAGGATGCTCCGCACATGACATGGTTCTGTCAAGCCGCAAATGTTCCTGGCGTTTCCATAGATGCTATTGAAGTTTACAATCCAAATGCAACGGTTCCTCTCGCTGGGTCAAAAGTAAATTTTGAAGAATTATCAGTTCGTTTCATTGTAGACGAACATCTAAAAAATTGGACTGAAATATATGACCGTATCATTGCACTTGGGTTAGCGGAAGGATATGAAAAATACCGCAAACTTAAAAATAGTGGATCAAACCCTACTGCAAGGGGTGGAACAATTTCTACAATCGTTCTTACACTTCTGACAAGTGCTATGAACCCACAAATGGAATTTCATTTTTATGATGCATTTCCCACTAATGTCTCGTCAATTGAGTTTGATAGTTCCTCGGCCGATTTAGAGTATTTTATTGCAAGTGCTACATTTCGTTATACTAATTATGAGATTAAAAATCTTTTGGATAATTGATAATATATAATTTATGACAATTGAAGAAATTATGACAATGTGGGAGGAAGACTCTCATATTGATGATACAGACTTGGATAATGAATCTCTCAAAATTCCAAATATTCATCAAAAATATTTAAATATCTACAGCAAAGAAAAACGCAAACTTTCTGATTTGAAGACACATTGGAAGGTTCTTTTTCAACAAAGATGGGAAGTTGTCGTTTCCAAAAATGGCAAACCACCCAATCACAATATAAGAATTTCCAAATCGGAACTGGAGAAATATTATGTTGGAGCCGATGAATCTTTACAAAAGGCAGAAAAGATTCTAAATGAACAAGAAGCGAAGATAGAATATCTAAGTAAAATTTTATCAATCGTTGAAAATCGTAGTTTTCATATTAACAATGCAATAACTTGGAGGAAGTTTGTTGCAGGACTTGGATAATAATGATTTTGGAATTGGACTCATCAGATGAAGTTTATATTCAAATATCATGTGAACCTTCTGCAAGAATGGAACTCAATCATTACTTTCGGTTCCGGCCTAAAAATTATCAATTTATGCCCATGTTTCGTGCAAAGAAATGGGATGGGTATGTCTATCTTTTCAACTATGATTCGGGAAAAATATATTCTGGACTAAAACAAGAAATAAAAAGATTTGCAAAAGATAGAGAATATCAAATTAAGGATAATACAACTGACCCCTATGAACCATTAACGAATCAAGAATATCTAAACTTTCTCACATCCTTTCCTTGTGAATATAAACTAAGAGATTATCAAAGTGTGGCGATCCGTCATGCAATAGATAATAAACGTTGTCTGTTATTATCTCCTACAGCTTCGGGGAAATCTCTTATCATTTATTATTTGATTCGTTATTATTTTCCCAAAAAGACATTGATCATTGTTCCAACTTTGTCTCTCGTTAGTCAGATGTATTCAGATTTTGATGTGTATGCAAAGACAGATAAGTCTTTTAATGTCGTTAATTCCGTCCATAAAATATTTGGAGGACAGGAAAAAAATACAAACAAACCAATTGTGATTTCGACATGGCAGTCATTGTACGAATTAAATCGGCCGTTCTTTTCTGATTTTAAGGTTGTAATAGGAGATGAGGCACATCTTTACAAAGCAAAGTCACTTACCAAAATAATGAAGAACTTGAACAATACTCCATATCGAGTGGGAACTACTGGAACATTGGATGAAGTTGAGGTTCACAAATTAATTCTTACAGGATTATTTGGACCAGTAAAAAAGGTTACAACAACCAAAGAACTCATAAAAAAGAAAACTCTATCAGAAATCAATATACGATGTTTGGTCTTGAAGTATTCCAAAGAATCGTGTATGATAGTATCTAAATTGAATTATCAAGAAGAAATAGATTTTTTGGTGAGTCATACTGAAAGAAATAAATATATTTGCAACCTAGTTGAGAATTTGAGAGGTAATTCTCTAGTTTTATTTCAGTTAGTAGAAAAACATGGTAATATACTTTTTGAAATGTTAAGAGATCAACTTAACGACTCTAGAAAAGTCTTTTTTGTCTATGGAGGGACAGATGCAGATTCAAGAGAAAAAATTAGAGCTATTATTGAAACTGAAAAAGATGCCGTCATTTGCGCTTCTTATGGGGTATACAGTACCGGCATCAATATTAGGAATCTTCACAACATTGTTTTCGCTTCTCCTTCTAAGTCTCGTATTAGAAATTTGCAGTCGATAGGTAGAGGATTGAGAAAGTCTGAAACAAAAAACCAGGCCTCTCTTTATGATATTGCAGATAATTTGACTTACAAAGAAAAGAAAAATTATACATTGAATCACTTTATGGAAAGAGTGAAAATCTATAGTTCGGAACAATTTCCGTATCATATATACACCATTCCAATCAAAGGATAATCATGGATCAACAATTAAAATATGTAAAACTTTCTACTGGTGATGAACTTCTCACAATACTTGAAAAACCAGAAGGGGGATTATTTCACTTCAAACACCCAATCAAAATATCCCACATTTTAGATGAGGAAGGTGAGGATGGTGTGCGTTTTACAAAATGGATTCCTTTCACAGAAGACAACCTAGTTCCAGTATCGGCTAAGTATATTGTTACAATAACAAGCCTCTCTAAGAAGATGAGTGATATTTACAATGATATCCTAGAAGAAGTAAACAACATGGAAGAATTTACTTCTGAAGAGTCATTGAAAGATATCATGTTCAACTAGTAATTACTATAACTCTTAAAGACTACAGTCTTAGTATAACAATCTCCACAACAAATGTCAAGATAAAAATCTAGTCTTGACATTTGTTTTTCAATGTTATATACTATTATTATGATGTAACACAAATATGAAAGGAACTCTGTGCCCAAGAAAAAACAACATTATGTAGATAATGCAAAGTTGTTGGAGGTCATGAAGGAATATCGAGAATTATATTTACAAGCCAAAGACGATGAAACTGAATTACCATTAATACCAGACTATGCAGGAGAATGTTTTCTCAAAATAGCAGAACGTTTATCTCATAGACCAAATTTTATAAATTATGCATTTCGAGAAGAAATGGTCAGTGATGGAATAGAAAATTGCGTAATGTATGCAAGTAATTTTAATTTTGAAAAATCAAGCAATCCATTCGCATATTTCACTCAAATCATATATTATGCCTTTTTGAGAAGAATTGAAAAAGAGAAAAAACAATTATATATCAAATATAAAACCATGAATGAATTTGATTCATTGGAAGACAATTCTGATATGAGTGCAGTCAATAAGGAAAGTTCGGAAGTAGTAACAACTGGGGCTTCTCCATTGACGGTGGATAAACGAGCTACCATATATGATTTTATTTACACCTTTGAAGAGAAAAAAAGAAAAAAGAAAAAAGCGAAAGCAGATGAGGCCAAATTAGCGAAATTGTCTCCGTTACACTCTTATCTTTTAACTGCTTCTGCATGAAATAACAAAATGAAAATAGCATTGATTGCTGATACACATTTCGGCGCAAGAAATGACAGTCTCATTTTTTCAGACTTTTTCCGTCAATTTTATGAGAATATATTCTTTCCTACGTTAGAAGAGAGAAATATCGATACCATTATTCATTTGGGTGATGTGGTTGATAGACGAAAGTTTATCAATTTTAAAACATTAAATACAATGAAAGATATTTTCTTTGACCCCCTGAAGGATAAGAATGTCCATATCATTGTAGGAAATCACGACATTTATTATAAAAATACTCTCGCAGTTAATTCTATGTCAGAATTGACAGAGGGGATGCCTCATGTTACAGTATATAATGAACCGACAGAAATATCATTAGATGGGAAAAATAAAGTAGTATTTTTACCTTGGATATGTGATGAGAACTACGAGCAAACAATGAATGTAATTGACAAGACACGTGCTCCAGTTGCGTTTGGTCATTTACATGTGGAAGGTGTCGAACACACCAAGGGGTTTATGAGTGTGGATGGCCATCCATCATCTATGTTCAAAACATTTCATAAAGTATACAGTGGTCATTTTCATCATCGTTCTATTAATGGTAATATACATTATCTTGGAAATCCATATGAAATTACATGGGCAGATTATAATGATCAAAGGGGGTTTCATATTTTTGATACGGAAACATTGGAAGTGGAATTTATTTCAAACCCCCATTCCATGTTTCATAAAATTTATTATGATGATTCCGATGGAAAGAAACCAGAGAGTGATTTGGAGAAATATAAAAATTGTTATGTGAAAATAATAATCAAAAACAAAGTAAATCAGTATATGTTTGAAACACTGATGGATGGGTTAATCAAAAATGAAGTTGGGAATATATCAATCATTGACAATTTATTTGATATAGAAGATTTGGGAGATGATATAGAAAGTATCGGGGATGTGGAAGATACTATGAGTGTTATTAAGAATTGTGTGGATGGATTGCAAATATCAAATAAAGACAAATTGAATAAATTAATGCAAGACCTTTATAATGAGGCATTGACAATGGAGACAGTATGAACTCGTAAAGAAAGGAACACAATGGGGTCAACAGAAGATTATTATTACAATGAATATTTACCCAATGAA